GTTCACGAAGAGACAGGAGTAAAGGCTTCTGCAATAAAGTACGTAGGAAAGAGCCAGTATACATTTAATACCGCACACGATGTAGTTGTAAAGCAGGTACACTGGTATTTAATGATGGCGGACAGCTATTACTCCAAACCTCAGAAAGAAGAATATTTTGAAGATTCCGGCTACTATAAGTACCACGAAGCATATCATTTGCTTCGCTTCCCTAATGAGCGGCAAATATTAGAAGATGCCTACCAGCAGTATATTGAATTAAAGAAAGCGGGATTGTGGGGAACAAGAAAGTATTTTTAATTCTGATTTCGTTTGAATAAGAGACACCCTTTAAAGGCAAATAAATCCCTATCTGTGACTTTAATCGTGGCGAGGAAAATACCTCATTCGGTATTTTCTCTTGCTCCGAGATCACAGATAGGGATTTATTTGCCTTCAGAGGGCTATCTTTGGCTGGATTTAGTTTAATCAGAATATGATTGGGGGGATTTGGAAATGAGGCATATAATTTAAGAAGGTACAACGAATTTGTGATAAAAAGAATTTTTCAAACACGCTCTAGTATAGTAAAAATAGAGTAAAAAAATAAGCTGTCTACTTTTTAGTAAGACAACTTTCTTTTAAAAAATATATTAAATGCCGCTGATGGGACTCGAACCCATATGGTTTCCCGTACGATTTTGAGTCGTATGCGTCTGCCAATTCCGCCACAGCGGCATATAGAAATTAGTCACAGCTAATGCAACCAACTTCTATATATTATCATCTGATTGTTATATTGTCAAGAAAAATTTATTGATTCGTCTGTGTATATGTTTTGTCAATAGTTTTGCGACAAGTTTTTAATTTTTTCTATGCCAGGTTTCTTATTTCCTCTTCAAAGAGTTGGGCGGATGTCTTAAAACCGAAAATTCCCCTTGGATAGTTGTTTATCCAGTTTTCTATATATTCAATGTCCCGGTCCTGCTTCTCGTCAAAATCTTCCCCTTTCGGTATATGTCGGCGGATAAGGCGGTTATTGTTTTCATTGCTGCCCCTCTCCCAACTGCTATAAGGGTGGCAATAAAAGGCAAAGGTCCGTTTTTCTCCCTCATGTAATACGGACCGTTCCAACCCCTCATAGTCTGAAAATTCCACGCCGTTATCTACGGTAATGCTTCTAAATACCTTTGTGAACATATCGCCCCATTTCCTTTCTAATCGGTCAATGGCTTCTACTACACTGGCCGCCTTTTGGTCCGGCAACTTCACTATTATTTCATCTCTTGTCTTTCTCTCTGTAAGTACAAGCATACATGACTTTGTTACTCCCTGCTTGCCCTTTACCGTGTCCATTTCCCAGTGTCCAAAAATTTCCCGGTCCTTTACTTCGTCCGGGCGGTTCTCTATGCTTTCCCCTGCGGACGCTCTTTTTTGCACTTTAACCCTTTTATTGTGCTTTTTCCTTTTCCCTTTTACTGGCAAATCTTTGTTTGTGAGTTTAAGGAAAATCCCCTTATCAATGTATCGGTATAATGTTCTTACGCTGATAGAAGTAGTAAACTCTATGCCGCTTTCTGCTGCCGCCGCCAATGCCGCTTCCGGGCTATATTTATCTTCTATTATTTTCCCCTCTATATACTCCGCAAGTGGGCGGTCATTTCCTATTTTTATATTCCGCCCTTTTCCCTGGGCGTTCCAATCATGGTTCTTTTGTCCCAAATCGCTGCTATACCTTGTTTCCTCGGTGTAATCGCTATTTCTGTGGGTATATTCTCCCCTTTTTATCTCCCTATAAATAGTGCTTCTATGAACGTGCAAATATTCCGCAACCTCTACTACTTTATGGCCGGAATTTAACATAGTTTCCATTTTAATTCTATCGTTTTGGCTCAAATGTTTAAATAATTTTCCCATGAAATTACCTCTCTTGTGATAAAACGGGCACGAAAAAGTCCGTGCCGTTGTTTTATCGCTTCCCGGCAAGTAATCCCTATGGTAATCGTAATTCATATTGTGCCCGGTGCGTTATATTTTTTCTATTTACAATGATGTGGACATTGTGGGGTCCAGGCTCCCGGCCTTTATTTTGGTTAGGACGATTGCCCACCGCCCAGGCGTGCCGTCTGTTTGCCTGTCCTGCTACACGCCGCCCGGTTCACATTAAACCCTGGCAGAAACTTGTCAACCAATACCACAATGCCCACCATTGCAACCCGTCAACTGTTTATAGGGGCTTCGGACCCTCACGCCGCCCATGGTCGGCGTGGCCGTTTTAATTGCCGGGCGGCTCCTGCTGCCGCCCTGGCGTTTATTCTTATGCACAACGGGCCTGCTCCACCCATGCTTGTGCTTCCTCTGTGCTTCCAAACCAATCATTATAAATATCTTTCCGGCTTGTGCTTGTGTATGTGCTTTCCGGGCACGTTTCCGCTTCTTTGCTTGCCGTGATAGCCGCCACCACTCTGCCCTTATCATCAAATGAAGATGTTACGCAATACCATGTTTTCATATTCTTATCCTTTCCCGGCGGCTCTACTGTCCGCCGCTTTCCATTCTTTTGTCAATGGCCTGGCTGATAAATTCGCTTACGCTCTGCCCTGCTGCCATTGCCGCCGCTTGAATTACTGCTTTTTTTCCTTTTGGCACTTTTATTTCTATGCGGTCATAATTCCTTTTGTTAAATTCGTTTTGGTATGCAATTTGATTAAATTCTCCGGTTTTAGTTCTTGGCATTTTCCAACCTCTCTTCCTATTTCGGCAAATTCCCTCTTCCTTTCTCTTGCCAAATGATTTATAATAATTTTACAGTTTGGGCGGCTTTGGCAAGTCCACCGCCCTTTCTGTACCCCTAAAGCCTATTCGTTAGGCTTTTCTTTTTTTGCCATGTCTCTGACTTCCTGCACCGCTTTGGCAACCTCTTCCATGTTCTTGCAATTACTGAATTTATCGGCTACCAGGTTAAGGATTACTTCCATTTGCTTGTCTGTCATGTTCTCGCTCATGTTATCTCCTTTCTATGCTTGCCCATGTATTCGTTAAGTATCTCTCTTAACTGTCTTTATTATATAACATATGTCGGCATATGTCAATACATATTACGACATATTTTTATTTTTTATAAAAATCCCTCAATGTGTGGCTGCTTTCCGCTTCACATTGAGGGTTGCTTTTATCTTCTGCTTTCTATCACGAAAATAATTTCGTTGACTTTTGCCTGGTTTGCTTCATTGCTTACGCACCTTACCACTCTGTCTTTTCCGTCCGCCGTGGTAATGGTTACGCCAATATAATTTCCCATTTTCTTTTCAAATCCCGTATTTTGGGATATGGCAACGATTTTGTCATACATGAGCGTTTCCGTTTTTGATTGGCTCCCGTCCTGCTCAAAATATAGACACCTTTTTTCAGTTACCGCCAAAACTGCCGTTGAAAAAACCAACTTCTCCGCCTGGCCTTTTCCTTGAATACAATAATCAATCTTTTCCCCAGGCAATAATGTTTTTCCAAATGCATTTTGAGCCATTACCTCTTCAATCGGTTTTTGTTCTTTCGCTTCTTTTTTCTTTCCGAAAAGTCCCATTTTCCAATCTCCTTTTGTTGGTTTCATACTGCGTCCCCATTGTGTAATTCAATAGTGGACTTGTATTAGTCCCATTATAACACATACTTCCCCGTAAAATAAAGAAAAAAGGACTAATATTAGTCCAGAAAGGGGCCGCAATGTTACAAGTCAAAATAAAAGACGATACCGGAAATACCATAGGCCAAAATATAAGAAGAATAAGAAAATCACGTAATATAGGGCAAACCGCTCTTGTCCGTGATTTACAATTACTTGATATAGACATGACCCGTGAAGCATTGGTAAAAATCGAAAGGGGAATACAACATATACAGTTGAGCCAATTAAAAGGTATTCGTGATGTTCTCCAAACAACTTATGACGAATTACTGGAAATACATTAGACAAAAGGACACGCCTTTTATTGACGTGTCCTTTCTCCGTGACATATTAAATTCCTTGCACGTCCCTGGCGGACGTATTCCAAAAGGCGGTACTGATAGTTACTATCTCAACATAGCGTTGACTTTTGCCTGGACCTCATTGTAATTATACCCTGCGGCTTCCAGGCGGTTCTTTCTCTCTTTCCCGTTGCCCCATTTCCCGGCAATTACTTCCTTGGCTACTGCGGCCACGCTCTTTGTTGCCTGGGACCCACTCCCGGCGGCTTCTTTATCATACTTCGGCACGCCATAACCACGGATATAGCGGCCATTTACGGCCAATGTCCTGCGGCCTACGGCATTGTTTTTATTGCCCTCGATAACGGTAATTTTTCCGCCGCTCACGCTCTCAACAATGCCCACATGGTCCGGCCACCCGGTACAATCCCCGGCCCCGGTATCGTCCCAGTCGTAAAAAATAATGTCCCCAGGGCTTGGCGTCCTGCTGTCACTTTCCTGCCATTCCCCCAGGTTCTTGAATAATGCAATCATCTGTCCACAACCGCACTCTGTCGGTATAATGCCAGTCAAACCGCACTTGATAGCCACGGCGGAAACAAAGGTGGCACACCAGGCGTCTGTATATTTGACTTTGT